GAGCCGGGGTATTACAGCTTCGACTTCGACGTTCTCAACACGCTTCCGATCACGCCCGGCAGTCCGGCGACCAACAGCGCATTCCAGGCATTCGCAACAGGCACGATCGACATCCAGCCATCGAGGCCATGACATGGAGGCGCAGGAGATCCGGGTCGCGGACTTCCAAGCCGACTTCATGGATGAGCTGAATCCGGTCGTCGCCATCTTCGGCGCCAAAGGATCCGGCAAGACGTACATCGGAACGCTCTTCGCTTTGAGCCAAGCGGCCAAAGGCGGCCAGGGTCTCATCATGCTCAACACGCTCCAGCAGGCGCGGGACATCTTCCGGCAGAACATCGAGCCGATGCTCAAGGAGCTGCAATGGCCGTTCGATTTCAACGAGCAGCAGCTCATCCTCAAGGTCTGGGACGCACGCATCCACCTGCGCTCGGCCGAGAAGGACGTCGTGAAACGAATCGAGTCGATTGAATACGAATGGGGCTGGGCGGACGAGGCGTCGTACTACACGCCCGAAGCCATGACCACGTTCATGTCGAGGATCCGGAAGGGCAAGGCGCTCAAGCGGATCACGTCGATGCCCGACGAGCCGGACAGCTTCATCTACCGGCACTTGGAAGCACGCGACGACATCCGGCTGCACGAGGTCAGCTTGGCCGACAATCCCGACCCGACCTTCCGCGACCGATACGCCAAGGAGCTGAAGGCGACGTACTCCGGGGCGCAGCTCGACCGCTACCTGTACGGCAAGCGGGTCAGTCTTGCCGGGATGGGAATCTTCCACATCCTGCCGGACATGCGCGGTTCCTTCCCGGTGGACCCGGCGCAGGAGATCGTCCTATCCTGGGACTTCAACGTGGCGTACCGGGCGGTCACGGCATGGCAGCAGGTCGGCCGGGGCGAGGACGGCCATCCGGTCGTGGCCTGCGTCTGGTCGCGCCAGATGGTCGAGCCGACGGTCGCCGACGACGCCCGGGTGCTGGCCAAGGATCTGTCCGGGCATCGAGGGCAAATCACGGTCACGGGCGACGCATCGGGGGCGAATCGCACGGCTCTTGCGACCGGGTCCATGTGGACGGCCATCAAGGAAGTGTTCCAGGCGGAGCTGGGCGACCGGGTCCGCTTCCGGGTTCCAAGCGCCAACCCGCTCGTGCGCGACACGATCCAATGCTGCAACTGGGCGCTCAAGTCCGGACTGGTGCGCTTCGACGAACAGGCGGCGCGGTCGTGCTACAACTCGATGAGCGCGGCCAAGGCCGACAAATACGGCGACATCGACAAGAAGGACGACTACAAAGACGGGACGATAAAGAGCCATGATGCGGATACGGCGAGGTATGCTCTTTGGTCGTATTTTGAAAGGCACTACCCCGGCACATCAAAACGATATTGGATAAGCTGATGGCATGGTACGACATCTTTCGCAGGAGGGAAGCCAAGGCGCTCCCGAGCCGATTCTGGAACGCGATCCTATGGGGTCGCGGATGGGAGGACTACTCCCGGTGGGACAAGCAGAAGCTCATCGAGCAGGCCTACGAGCGGAACCCGACGTTCTACGCGGCGTGCAACCTGATCGCTGAAACGGTCGCGGATCTCCCGATCTATGTCAAGTACAAGGCGGGCGGAGGGATGCAGACGACCAGCGAGCATCCGCTGCTGGCGCTCATGGATCGCAGCGACTCCGGGCGCAAGACCTTCGTGGAAAAGATGATGCTCTACTTGGTCGTGACCGGCGAGGCCTACGCGCAAGTCGTCTTCACCGAGAGCGGAGACGCCAAGCGGCCGCTCGGTATGATCGTGATTCCCAGCCAGGACATCAACCCGATCCAAGGCGACTACCGCAGGCCGATCTCCGGCTACCGGATGCGCGACGTGAAGGACCTGTACTTCGCGCCGGAGGAGGTCGTGTATGTCAAGCAGGTGAACCTGCGGGAGTACCTGCACGGGATGAGCGCCGGCGTGCCTTTGGCCGAGATCATCGACTTGAACAACAGCGCGATCACTTGGAACAAGAACATCGCGCAGGCCGGCGGGATGCCGCAGGTCATTGCCAAGGCGCCGGGCATCACGCGGGAGGAATCGCAGCAGCTCAAGGACGACTGGCAGATGAGCAGCGGCGGGGCGAACAACAGCCACCGGCTCAAGGTCATCAGCGAGAATCTCGACCTGCAAAAGCTCACCGACAAGCCGAACGAGGCCGAATGGAGCAAGGCGATCGAGATGACGAGCCGGATGATCCTGATGGCTCTGGGCGTTCCTTCGGAGCTGATGAACGACGCGGCCAACAAGACGTACAACAACCAGAAGGAAGCTCGGAAGGCGCTCTACATGGAGGCGTGCATTCCGCTTGCTCGCAAGTTCTACGGCGCCATCACCCAGCACCTTTCGCACTACTTCGCCGACAGCCCGGAGATCTGCTTGGACGTGGACGCCATCGAGGCGATCCAAGAGGATCGGGCGCTCGTCATCGAGCGGCTGACCAAGGCCGTCGCCGGGGGCATCCTCACGCAGAACGAAGCACGCGAGGAGCTGGGCTACGAGCAGAGCGACGACCCTGGAGCCAGCTTGCTGCGGATCGCGCCGGCAGGCCCGGCAGGGTGAATTGGGAAAAGCAATCGACCGTATATTCAGACAAAATATCACGACTATGCCATACGAAGTCCGGGAAGAACGATGCGAGATGGCCGACGGCACGACCGGCGGCTATATGATCTACAAGCTCGAGGATGACCAGGCGGTTCCGTTCGCCTGTCACACAAGCTCGGAAAATGCGTATGGCGTCATCGCACGAATTGAAGCCGAGGAGGCAAAGATGTTTGATGAGATCAAACAGTTTGAAGAAGGCCACCTGATCCATTGGGTCACGGATGAGGAGGATGGATTCGGCCGCGTGGAAGGATACTCCGACGGCATGTACACGATCCGCGTGTACGCCCAAGCCGGGGATGAGTTCGAGCCGACCGACCGGGTGATGGAAGTTCCGGAGACCGACGTCCACGACTACATGGATTATCTCATGGGCGAGTTCGACGACGAGATGGATGAAATGGTCGAAGAGCTGATGGATGAGTCCGACGAAGACGAGGACGAGGACGAAGATCCGGAGATGAAGCAGGAAGATCCGGAGCAGAAGCAGGTGGATCTTCAGCCGACGCAGGAGATGGCCGAGGAAGCGGCGCAGGGTCTGGAGTGGCGCGAGGAGTACGGGCGCGGCGGAACCGAGGTCGGCGTGGCCAGGGCGCGGGACATCAGCAACCGCAAGAACCTGTCCGAAGAGACGGTCGCCCGGATGGTCTCCTACTTCGCCCGGCACGCTGTCGATCTCGAGGCCGAGGAGAACCGCGACCCGCAGGCCGAGGGCTACCCTGGAGCCGGGCTGATCGCGTGGAAGCTTTGGGGCGGCGATCCCGGCCGGGACTGGGCGAACCGCAAGATGGACGAGCTGGAAGGCGAGGAGAAGATGGAGACCGAGATGAAGGCCGATCCCGAGGATCTCTCCGTCGGTGACTTCGTCCGCTGGGATTCCGGAGGCGGAACCGCCCAGGGCAAGATCGAAGAGATCCGCACCGAAGGCACGCTCAACGTCCCGGATTCGAGCTTTGAACTCAACGCATCGGAGGAAGAGCCGGCCTATCTGATCGAGGTCTATGAGCGGGTGGAGGGCGGATGGCGTCCGTCCGGCGTGATGGTCGGGCACAAGGCCGACACGCTGCGGAAGATCGAGCCGCTCGAGCTGGCCGAGCTGAAGCGCCGGATCATGGCCAAGATGCGCCAGATGAAGGCCGAGGAAGACATGGTCGGCGAGGAAAAGGTCGGACGCATCGAAGGGTTTGCCAGCGTGTACGGCAACACCGATCTCGGCGGCGACGTCGTCGAGAAAGGCGCCTTCAAGCAGACGCTGAACCACAGCTCGGTCGTCCCGCTGCTCATGGATCACAACTACACGACCAGCGGCGTGGCCGGCGTGGCCATGATGGAAGACCGCGAGAAGGGGCTGTACATGATGGCCGAGATGCCTTTGGACATTCCCGAGGTCATGGCCGTCTATCGCAAGATCAAGTTCATGATCGACAAGGGCGCAAAGATGGGACTGTCCATCGGCTATGACCCGGTGAAGACCGAGCCAGGCATGGACGGCACGCGGCGGCTGAAGGAGCTGGCGCTGCACGAGGTCAGCATCACGCCGTTCCCGATGAACGTCGAGGCGCAGATCATGGCGGCCAAAGCCAAGAAAGCGGCCAAGCAAGAACCTGATGCGGCCGAGCCGGCCAATCAAGCTGCCGAGCAAGGCGCCGACGAGGCACTTGTCAAGCAGATCGAAGACATCCTCGCCAAAGCGGTTGAGGAGATCAAACTTTCAATGCAAACGGAGATGACAAATGGCTGACGTAAAAGTCATTGAGTCCGTCCGCACGCTCGTCGATGGCATGAAGAGCGCCATCATGACGGACAACAAAGAGGCCATCAAGCGGATCAACGACCGCTTCGACGTCCTCGAGTTCGAAGTCAAGCGAGCAGGCCGGCCGGCGCAGGAGTCTGCGGGTCACGAGACCAAGGACTTCCTGAAGGCAGTTCGTCTTTTCAGCAAGGGCGGCATGGCGGCCGTTCAAGCCGAGATGAAGGACGCCAAAGTTACTCGTGCAGGCAAGGAAGGCAAGAGCGACAACCTGGTGCGTTTCGACGTATCGGCCGCTGGCGCGCTTCTCATGCCGGCCGAGATGAGCAACGACATCAACAAGCAGATCGTCGAGATCTCGCCTGTGATGCAGGTGGCAAAGGTCGTCTCGACCAGCGCTCCTTCTTTCAAGCAAGCACGTCGCGACACATCGCTGACGGCCAGCTGGCTCGATGAGGACGTGGCCGGAACGAAGACCAAAGACAGCTTCGGCTACACCGACATCCCGGTACACAAGCTCTCCGCTCGTGTCGCCTGGACGATCGAGCAGGAGCAGGATGCGGCCTACGACCTGGAAGCCGAGATCACGAATAGCATCCGGGAGCAGTTCGACCGGTCGCTGGGCGCGGCCTTCATCAGCGGGAATGGGATCGGCAAGCCAACCGGCCTTGTCGGCAACGTCAGCGCACCGGCCGCATCGGCCAACACGCTGTCCGCTGACCTGCTCATCGAACTCCAGTACAGCATCAAGTCCTTTTACCGGGCGAACGCTGTATGGATGATGAACCGGCAGGCGATCCGTGAAGTCCGTCAGCTCGCTATTGTCGCTGGCACTTCCACGCTGTCCTACCTGTGGGAGCCGAACTTCAAAGCGGGCGAACCTTCGCTGCTGCTTGGCTCTCCTGTGTTCGAAGCACCGGATCTCCCGGCGCCGGCATCCAACGGCCAGTTCACGACCGGTCAGGCGATGGCGCTCTACGGAGACTTCAACTACGGTTACGTGATTCCGCGTCACACAGATTTCTATCTGCTGCGCGATCCGTATTCCGAGGGGTCGAGCTTCGTGACCAACATCTACGCGATGTCTCGTTTCGGTGGCGCCGTCGTGCGTTCCGAGGCCATCGCGCAGCTCACTTCAACCTGATAGACGGAGGACAAACAGATGTCACAGTTCGATCTCGGACAACAGTCCAACGTCCAGTACGGTCACGTCACCTTCGCGGCGCAGTCCACTAACACCAACGTGAACAGCCAAGCCATCGACACGGCAGGTTATGCCGGCGTCGCTCTGGCTCTCGTGCTGGGCGAGATTGGTGGCGGCAACACGACGATCAACACGGGCAACGGGTTCAAGCTCGCTCTTTACGAGGGCGACACGGCAACCCGTTCGGCAGCGACTGCGGTCGCGGCCAACCGGATCGTCAATGCTACGGACGAAGCCACAGCGGAGAACACGGTGGCCTACTATTCCGTCGCACCGACCAAGCGCTACGTCTTCGGGGAGTTCACGAAGACCAACGCGGCAGCGGCAGCGACCAATGCCAACTTCGCAGTCATTGGCGTCCTCGGGTTCCCGAACGACGCTCCGACCAGCTGATAGTGGATGGGAAAAAGAGCCGGGTCACGGGATCCGGCTCCTTATTTTGACACCATGATAAAGATGCTCCAGGATCACGTCGCCTCCTACAACGGCGTGGATGAGATGACCTACAAGGCCGGCGAGGTTTACACCAAGCGCAGCGGCCACGAAGGGCAGGTCTTCGAGATGATGGTCGCCTCCGGGAAGGCCGAATGGCATGACCCGGCACGGCCGGCAAAAGAAACCAAAGTCACCCGGCCGAAGGCGGCCAAAAGACGCAAAGCGGGATGAACGACGGCTACGGCTCGGGTTCTTATATCGGGAGACGGTATGACAGCTTGACCGGAGTCTGGACGCCATCGGTCTATCCACAGCAGACGGAGATCGTGACCAAAGCGGCCGATCTGCCGGTCAGCTTGGCGCTCGTCAAGAACTCCCTGCTGGTTTTTGACAGCGCGGACGACAACTACATCACGCTGCTCATCGAGGCCGTCACCGAGCAGATCCGGCGCTACACCGGGCGGGACATCGCCCAGGTCACGCGGCGCTCCCTTTGGTGGAGGCCGTACCAAGACAACTATCTGGCCTACGGTCCGCACGGCACGGTGACGAGCGTGGTCAGCCAGGCCGAGGACGGCACGGACACGACGCTCGTTCTGGGCAGCGACTACTACGTGCAGGGGCTGGAGTTCAAGCGGATCCGCCTGATCAACTTCGGGCTGAACGGGGTCTATCTTTTCGCGACCTACCAGTCCGGGTACGCGGCTGCCGACATGCCGGCGGCGATCAAGGCGGCCATCATCCAAGAGGTCGCGCTCCAGTACAAGAACCGGCAGGATCCGGATCTCCCGAGCCGGGTGTCGGTCAATGGCTTGTCGCTGGAAGCCCGGCATCTGCTCATGCCTTTCATGAGGCACTTCGTATGAAGCAGCTCGGCTTGCAGCTCATGGAAATCCTGTACCCAAGGCAGGACGCGCTAAACCGGATCGCCTCGCCGCAGGTGGCCGAGCTTGTACGCAGCCGGATGCTCGAGCAGACGCAGGCGGGGAAGGCCTTCGGGAACGACGAGTACAACAACGTCTACTCGGCCAGGTACGCCGCACGCAGAAAGGGCGGGCAGCGTTCGCCCGTCACGCTTCGCGATGAGAAGTTCAGCATCGAGAAGTATGTCGTGACCACGTCGGGCAA